GACGGTGATCAGCACTATAAGGAATAGCATTGGTCAACGTGTATATTTTATATGCAACTGGAGTTCCTCCACCATCATTAACATTAAAGGTTGAAAGTACATAGTTTGCTGTGATATTTGCGTTTAGTGCATCTAAGTCTAATACTTCAGTTAGTGACATGGTTGCTGGTACTGCCACTGTAAATATAGTTTGAGCAGCTCCAGTATTTAAGATAAAGGTATTTCCAGCATCGGTAAATCTCCTATTGGCTAGTGCTCTAACTCCAGCTGAATTTGTTGGTGCGCTTGCACTAGGTCCATAGAATACCACGTATTTGTAAGTTATGTTATATGACGCAGTTGCGGTTGTATAAGAATCTGTAACTGAAACTCGATAGGTTGCACTGGTTGCAGACGAAGTAATTGAAGTATCTGTAAAATTCGTAAAACTTCCTCCAGCATCAGCTAAGGTTCCAGCTGTTCCAATATTTGCATAGGCTCCACCATTAAATGAAACCGCATATTGATAACCGCTAATTGGGACATTAACTCTATTTCTAGAAGTTGATCCTTGTAAAACAGATGAAGTATTTCCACGCTCTCTAACCTGATTGCTTTCAATATTAAGAGCTAGGGTTGAAGCTGGTGCGCTAAATGAAATGCTTGGAGATTGATATGATTGTGGTGTAATTGTCCAAGTGGCAGTCGCAGTTGCGCTAGCACTATCGGTTACAATATATTGATAGTTGAACGGTTGCGTATTAAATGCAGTATCAGTTAGGGAATGGGTATAGGTTGAAGCATTAACATCTGACATTAATGTTGTCCAAGCACCTGAGTTATTGCGCCTCCACTGTAAAACTGCAGTTGCCACATTTGCACCAAGCGTATTAATTGTTTTGGAAAAATTTAGGACATTTACAATTGGGAGTTGATTAAATAAGATACTTGTAGGGGAACTTAGAGACACCGTAGGCGCAATTGGTTCTTGCGCAATAAGGTTAAACACCTCTTCAGCAGTTTTACCCGCAGCGGGAATCGTTTCGCCACTATTATATCGACCTACCGATTTACCAAATGGTAAACTTACAACAATATCTGCATCAAATGTAGGAGGAGCGATTGGTCTTACAAAAACTGTTACCTTATCACTAGATGGATCGGCTACTGCTAAAATTGATGAACTTAGGTTAGATGGACCCTCTTTAAAATCGAGTTGTTCCATTTTAGTTAAGTTTGTAGCAGGATCAGTTGATGCAATATCGGTTCCATCATTACTTACAGTAAATGCAGAAACTGAATTAAGCGCTTCGGAATCAATTGAGATTGAAATCTGCTTGGTCGCTGGATTAAAATTAATATTAACTCCATCTTCTCCAGCAATTCTAACCGTATCATTAATTGAGGCAGCTTCAAATTGGATAGATCCGCTTGCACTTGCAATTTTAGAAAATCCTGGAGTTTGAACTGGCGAATTAATTGTTACCTTATTGGTTGCGTTATTAAATGAAACTGTAGTATCTCCAGTACCTTCAATTCTAAAAATACTTTCTGGACCGGCTGCTGTTAGTTGAACGTTACCTAGAGCATTTGCAATTTGACTAAATGAATTAGTATTAGCATTTGCTGAACTAATTATGACTCTCTTATTTACTGAGTCTAAAGTTACGGTAGTACCGCCCTGTCCTTCAAATCCTAAAGTATCAGTTGCATTACTTGCTCCAAATATTACGGTACCTTGCGCATTGGCAATTCCAGTAAATGCTGTTCCAACTGGACCAGATGCAGCTTGACCGCTGGAGAGCTTAACCCAACCGTTATCTTCAGTATAACCATAGAAACCTTCTCCGGCTGGAGCCGTATCGTTTGCATAAATTACATCTCCAATAATACCAGCCGCTGCAAGCTTTCCAGTATTATCTTGAAGTCTAAGTAAAGGTGTTTGAAATAGATTAGCAAGGGCAGATTGGGTTGTTAAAACACCATCTGCATCAACCTGCATTTTAATTGAACCATTCTGAACAACTCGTATCGTTGAATTTGCAACAATTGAAGTTGCATTGATTTGATTTACCGAAATATTATTATTGGTTTCGTCAAATGAAATCGCCGATAAAAATGCCTGGATGGCTGCCTGTAAATTATCAAAATTCTGGTTAGACGTCGATATACTCGAGCTTAAGCTTGAATCAGATAAATCCGTAATGTTTGTTAAGTTAGAATAGACTCCCATCTATGCCCAGTTTGTTTTTGTTATTTATTAACCAGAACTGGCTTTGCTTAAAGAGCAATCTCAGTCTTAGAATCTTTAGTTGCATGGTATGCAAGAGGCGACCCTACGACTAGGCATTCAGTTAAATTTGCAGAAACTTGCATGTCTGGACGACCCTTAATTGTTGATTGTTGAATCGTATTAACTCCAGATTGATTAAAATTACAATTAGAGAGATTTGAATATCTAATATCATTTTTATCAAAAATTGTACACTCTAATAATCTAGAGCTTCTAACTTTACAGTTAAGAATTGTACATTCAGAAAGTTCGGCTTGAATAGACGAGTTAATAAAAACAATATTTGAAAGATTAAATCCATTTTTAATTCGACCCTCTAAAACTTCAATTTGATTAGTTTCAGAATTATAGTTGACATTTCCTCTAACAAGACCGCCGTATGTTACCAAATCAAAAAGTTTTTCTCTAACAAGATTAAATTTAGCTGATAAAATTTCTGGTCTAGGATCTAAATCCATTGTTAATTTTATCAGTGGATATTTAGTTTCAAATGTAGAATAGCTTTTTAGTCCGCTTAGGTGGGTTTTTTGTTCAGTTAAAATTTCTTTAATTTTTGCACGATCTGTATCTGAATAAACTGAATTTGATTTTAGTGTTGAAAATAAGGATTCTATTACTAGATTTAAAAGTTCAACGGCTTGGGTTGATCTCTTTTCATAGTTCTTTCCGCCAATATACTTAACTGTCACAAAACCTTCGCTTATTCGGTCAAAGTTAACACCAAATTGTTTTGATCTTGGAAAGCTAAATTCCATTTGTGAAGAGTAACTTCCAGCCGGAACGGTTGCTTCAGCAATAAATTTATTTTTTGGGTATATTAGATTTATAGAATGCTTGAAAATTTTACTAGAGCGAATTTCTTGGGGCCACAACTCAAATGCTTTAGCTTCATTAAAATTAAGTAAAAATTTAAATTTATTTAGTTGAGGAATTCTTGCTCCCTCATTCATTTTTGAAAAGCCTAAATCAATCTTAACTTTACATAATTCATTAGTATAACCATTTTCTTCAATAAACTTAAATGATTTAAGTAAAGCATTAACCCCTTCATAGTAATAAACTGGGCCAATTGTCATGCGCTTCATTTTAAAACCATTATTATAGAGATTAGTTAACCTTGCTCCATTTTCTTTTACTGGTTGCCAAGCATCCTTTGTTGCGCCAACTTCTACTTCTCTATGTAAAGAAGACTGGGCCTTTTCTGCAAGCTGTTGAATTGATTTATTTGAAAAGAAATCCACAGTAAGTACAAACTGTGCAGATTCAACCTGTTCTCTATTTTTAATGTCTAAAATCATAAAATATTTATTATCTGTTTATACCAATATAAGGAATATTTAATCTTGGACGGCAGTTATCGATTATTCTTAGGATCGATTCATCCTTAATGAATAATTGGCTGATTACAAAATCATGGTCTTCCTCTTGAACCATTGTATTAAAAATTCTAATATTTGCAATATCAATCGGTGAAGAAACTAATCTAAAGTTTTCATTAATTGAAAAATTAAATGAACTTGCTCCAGTTAGGGTCTTTGCTGAATTATGTAATTGCGTAATTTCATTAAAGTTATTTGCATTAGCTGGATCTTGAGTAAATCCATAAATTGTTAATGCGGCTTGATTAAATTGACTTGAAATTGGAACAAATATTGCATACCATTTATCAATCTCTAACCTAACTTGATTAAATTGAGTTAGAGTTGAATTTATTTCAAGTCTAACTGTTACATTTTTATCGGTTGAATTATTAATAGTACTAATACTTCCATCCAGTTTTAATCCCTTTGAATTATTATTATCGTAAGTATCAATAAAACTAATTGAATCAGTTAGCGAGTTTATTTTAAATAGCGCAAAGAACGTCATATTAGACTTGTCTTCTCCGAGTTTTCCAACTTCATTATAGACTACTCCATAATCTCTAGTTAAAATATGCACATGTCCATTTACATCTTCTTCAAATGCTAATTGTCCAGGCGTAAAAAAGTTTGAATCATTATATCTGTCGATTTTAATATATCGACCTAATAATGGATCGTTTGAATTATACGGTCCTCTAATTTTAATTGGAGCACCATTACTTAAATCATAGGTTGTTAATTTATAACCCGCCCATAGAGCAAACAGCTCAGATTCTTCGTATGCGATTAGAGTGTATTTAGTAGCTGGATCTTCATATTTAACCGAGTATTTAGTAAAATTCGTTGAAACTGGATCCACTGTAATTGGTACGCTAGGTACGCTTTTACTTTCATAATAGTATTGAATTAGCGGCGAATAATTATAGGTTAGGGCTAACTGTTTAATCTTAAGATCTGGATGAAGAGCCTTACGCGTTTCATCAAATCTAGTAGAAATTGTTTTAAATTGTTGAGGCATAGTTGCATCTTTAACCTCATCAATCATTTGATCTGCAAATAATTCGTCAGTACTTGTAATAATATTATCCAAGAACGTACGGTCCTCGGCCTTCATCATCATATCAATATTAGGTTGGAATTTAACTAATTGAATTTTCCAATAAACTGGTTCCTGCATAATTCCACGATATAAGTAGGTACCTTGAATTTCATACATACGATTAGTTAATGGAAAATAGAGGAAATCTTTTTTGCGAGGATGCGCCGCTGCACCAAAGATTGTTTGGAAATATTCGTGATCGAGATGGATTTCGAACGGCATTTCAAAATCAACACCAAATTCTGCGTATGTAGGCTTATTATCTGGAAATTTATTTCCGGGTACAAGGACCTTAATGCACTTTCGGCTAATAGTTTTGAATAGAGTCCACTCTTTGAAAACATAGTCTGCAGAGTCTCTATCTGGTTCTGTTTTAAAATAAACAACTTCATGTCCAAATAATTTATTAGTATTAAAACTTAATTGTTTAAAAATATTTACTGCCTGGTCTGCCGCATAAGGATTAAACGACATTGTACCAGTTGAAATAAGAGCTGGACAAACCTCATCACTGCAAGTAATACTTGGTGTAAATAGACTTGGCACAGAATCCGCTGCAACAATTTTAAACTTTATTTCATTTACAACAATTGGATTTGCAAGTTGGTCCCTAGTCGTATTATTATATTCATACTTTAATTCAACAAATAAATCCGAATTGTTAAAAGCAAGTGCTGTAATGTCCGCAATATCATACCAAAGTGACCAGTTTCCACGGTCTACTGAATATCTAAACTTTTTGCTTAAATAGTTTTGGTTATTACCGTTTAAGTCAACATCGTCAGTAAAACTTGTAATTGAATATGCTCCAGGCAAAGGATCCTTTGTTGAAAATAATCTATAGTTACTACTGAATGTCAGACTTGACTTAGAAGTCTCTGGAATAAGCTTTAGGGTAATTGTCTGCATTACAGATGGCGCTTTCTTTTTATTTATCCAAGTTTGGCCTGGCGGCTAACTTAAATAAATATCAATAAAGATCCGGCACCATGAAGTCTAACTTGAATGTGCCAGTCCTGGATCCACTATGGCTGGCAAACTCTAAATATGTGGATCTCGAATACTATAATTATGTTTTGCTTGATGCTAAACAAAAGTATCTCGCAGATCTTAAGTCGGGATCTTTTTCTAGATTCCATGAAATCCTATTTCATTATCTGAATTTAAACACTGTAATTGTCGATAAGGGAGTATACGATTCTTCCTATAACTTTAAAAAGGACGATCGGCACGTTATGGAAATTATTGCCTCATTAACCAGAAGTAGAGAAGAATTTGGTGGAGAAATCCTAAGAATGGGGTCTACAATTCTCTCAGAAACCCTTACTGAATATTTAGATATTATGCTAGATAAACTGGCATACACTAGACTCTATTTTAACTCAGCTAAGCTCCATAAGTTAGATTCAATTTATGTTGCTACTACGCAAAATCGGGCTAAACTAAATCATATTTGGAAGATTGCTAAAGATAAAGACGTACCATTTATGATTAGTCATGAACATCAACTAGAAATTAATGAGTTTTCTTGTGAAGATGGAGAATTTGATGAACTGCTAAGTCAAGTTAAGCCTGAAATTAAGGACTTTTCTGCTAAGAAGAATGTTATGGTAATATCGTCAGTTAAGAAAATAAAGGACGATCGGCTGTTTGATCTAGCATTGGCTACGATCGTTGCCAATAAGCTTCTGAATCACTCCAGTGGATTTAATTCCAATATCTTATTGGATATTAAGTCTACATTTGAAAGAGGCCAGGTGATCCCCTATAAGCTCAGATCTTTAACTTAGTTATCGATTAGTATTAGCGAAAAAGTATCTATAATCTTGCTCCAAAACAATTGAGGCTGGAATAGATGCTTTTAAAGTTCGGTTTGGATATCTTATGATTCGGTCAATAATCTTAGAGTCAGTAGGATAGTCACGAGTTAATTCTACTAAGTATTCTCCTATTAGAGTTACGTCAGGTGAATTACGGCGGTCGACTAAAAACGAACCCTCAGAGGAGTCCTTTTTTAAAAATCCTATCTTTTTATGAGTAATCTGTGTTGGCTTAAAATCTAGCGAAGTTATTTCAGAAAATGAAATATCGTGAATTAACTGGCTTGACCATTGTACGTCAATTAAAATTGCACTAGTATTTAGGGCTAAGTCGTACATTAAATATAGATCTCTTTCGAGCTGAGCATTATCAACAGTATCTGACAATAAAACCAGATCGACATCCCAAGTTGAATTAAAGTCATATAAAATTCCACCGGTTATATGCACAGAATATCGTTTAAGAATATCTGTATTGAATTGTAATTCCAATAAAAAGTTTTTAACACTTTCGTATGAGGGTCTATTCCACGGAATCGTCGTCGATACCTTACCAATTTGATAATAAAATGGGAGCCCCATATTACTGGAAGCTTTGATAGAAACCTCCACCGCTTGACATTCCACCACCGCCAGAATAACCACCTGAATAGTAAGTTTCACCACCAGAATAAGTAAAGGTTGAACTTGTAATTGGTGCAGTATAACTAAATACTAGATCAATTTCGGTAATCGTTTGATTTGATAATGCAGGGGTTGGGTTTGTACCTGATCCAATTAGTTCTTGATTAAATGGTATGCTTGTACTTTGTGAGCCGGTCGTCGGAGACTTTAACTGCCAATAAGAGAAAGAATAACCAGAAGGAAGCGACGAAGAAACTGATACGTTAACATTTTGATTACTACTAAATGATCTAATAATTTGATTAGAGTTTCCAGATTGAGGAATACCTGCAAAACCATTTGATGTAATTGTAATGTATGAAGATAGAGTACTTGATGAAATTGATGCTCCAGTTGTTCTAATTAAATTTACTTTAAAAATACCTCCATAAAAAGTTGCAGCAGTCGCAGATGCACCAACGGCAGGGGCATAATTTGCAGAAATAATTCTCCAAGTATAAGTTTGAGGAGTAGCTAATCCTCTAGATGTACGTTGACACTGAACGGTTACCGAGTTAATTGGAAGGTTTGCAACAGTTGTAATAGCAGCACTAGTTAAAGGAAGAGCCGATAAATTTATTACAGTTGTATCAGTATTACCTGATGTAAACTTAACTTCGATTGGCGAACTTTTTTGATTAACTAAAACATAGGTCCTGTGCAAAACTTCTGCAGTAGGCGACGGTAGAACCATGCTAGTAATTGCGCTAGTCGATCCAGCGTATACAGCATAGTGTCCATTATTTAGTTCTAATGCTCCACTCTTGTCACTTCCAAAATAGGCGACCGACGGCAAACTTAATGATCCATTAAGCATAAAGTGTGAAGTTGGATTAGAAAGAACTGCATCCATGGTTGCATCTTCATAATAATTAAACTTACCAGCTGCCATTCTACCATCACGAGTAACGGTAAATTTAATAGCTTTTAGTACGTTAGATAGACTTAATGTTTTCATTTGTTATGTGTATTTTATACTGACTCATTTAAATTTGTTGATGCTAAAGTTCCTACAAAGTCAACTAAAGCAGGATCGCTTGAATATGATAAGAAATGTAAACTACCATCTCTTGTTGTAATAAATGCAGATCCAGTTCCAATTGTTCCAGTTGGATTATCATCGCGGTATGTAAAGTTCATATTACCATTATCATCAAAATAAGAATTAAATCCAACATAGCTTGCAAGTTGTGAGGCAATTGCAACATTAGCTGGAATAAGTTCGCCTTGACCGGTCAATAGAGTTTTGCGTGGCTTAAATAATTCAGTAAGACCAGAACCAGATGTAGGCAAACTGTTTTTTGTCATTGAACCAATATTAACTTGGTCAGCTAAATACCTAGTATCAGAAACACTATCAGTTGTACTCTTGGTTCCATATACAGTAACTGATGAATTTGGTGATCCACCAAAACCTACTGCAGTTGTTTTATCATTTAGGCCAAATCTTTTCGCAACAACCTTTTTAGTATCATTAAGTGTTGATCCAAATACTCCAATTGAAATATCACCAGATGCGCAAATATCAAATGCAGCCTTTGTAATAAGGTATGATATGTTTGAAGAATTTATACCTAGAGCTAATCTAGTCTTTGATGAAGCAGTTGCTCTTTCAATTAATAATCCATTTAGATCAAATGTTGCATCATTATCAGCAAAGCTCTTAATTGCAGAAGAACCTCCAGTATAAAGAGTAACTCCATTATGTGCAGAACCATCCATTTGAGATGCCCTAAACTTAAACGCTGAGGTTGCACCATTTACTGAATTTGTATATGAAGAATCTCCACCTGCATTAAATTCAGATAGGAAGTATGCAACCGAAGGACTTGCTGTTGTGTTATTAATTAGAGCGTGCTTAATTCTAAGGTTATTTTCGGCAGCACTCATTTGATGTTGACCGTTTGGCAATTTATACAAAGATCCAAGTTGAATGTGGTATCTACTTGCAGATTCATCGGAAGTTGTTACAAAGTTAGAATAAATTGTAGTAATTGCTTTGCTAACATCTCCAATAAGAGCGTCGACACTGCTATTTGCAACAAAATTATTTTTGTAAACGTCTAAATCGAAGTTATTTAAAAATAAAGTTGAATTAGTATAAGTAGAAGAAGAACTTCCATAATTAATTCCGTCTGGGTTAACGTCGGCTAAGTCTGCACCAGCATTTTTAAGAAATCTAACAATTCCATAGTTCTTTTTCTTGGTGCTTGCAGTAAAGTTTGAGTCATTGTCACTAATTGTAAATAATTGCTTATTTAAGAAAAATTCAGTAGAGACTGCTAATAGGTCATTTATATTAAATATTTGTGACCAGGCATTAGTAGTTTTTGTGTAGAATTTACCGCCAGTTGTAATAAAAATATCGTCGACTACCGCTGTAGTATTTGTGGTTTGATCGGCTCCACTAAATATTCTAGAACCCTTTACTCCCCTAGGTCCGATTGGGCCAGCTGGGCCAACTCCACCGGTTGCTCCGGCAGGACCGCTTGGACCGACTGCGCCTATTCCAAGCTCAATTAACTTCGTAAAGTTAAAATTTAGTTTGTCTGCCAATACGGCTTGGTTATCTGTTGTAAAAACCTCTTTAAGATTTAATTGTACTGGCATTTTTAAATAAATTTCATTTTTGGTTCAATAATTAAACTCAACTTACCGGTCGTTTTTAGAGGAACTCTTAACTGAACGGCTAGTCCGTTTTTAATATTTATTTGAACTCCTTCCAGCTTCTTATATCCTAACGCGTAGCGTTCGGCAGCAGTCTTAGTAACTATTTCTAGACCAGTAGGCTTGCCTTTATCTTCTACATACCAAATAGCTAATTGGTCTATTGCATAGGTTGGAAGAATATTTTCGATTGCATATTGTTTAACATATGAGGTAAAATCATAGGCACCTAATAATTCTGGGTTTCTAACAGTTGGGTCAATGTTAAAACTAGATAAAATTTTAGCTTCTAACCCAAGATCCATTACCTTTTTAGTAAAGACATTTGTTAAATTTATATCAAGTTGAGCATCCGTTGTATTTACTTTATACAAAACGTCAAAGTCTCTATTAATGTAATCAGTTGAAATTGAAGGAAACTCGGTAACTTCCTTTGAAGTAACTGTGTCTATCTCAATTGAAGTTGGTAATGAAGCAAGTTTTGCCATGAAATATGAGTCTTCTGCAATTCGTCTGGTACCAAATGCTGGAACAGATTCAGTTTTATTAATATATTCTAAATGGAATCCATAATCCCAGTTTGATGCCAATAAGTATAGATCTCCGCTTGAAATTGGGGTTTCCCCAATTAACTCAAACATTGGTTTATATTTGTCATTACCTTCAAGTTCCAAAATCTTCTTTTCTGAAACTTTAATATGTTCAAATCCTTTAACTTCAAAAAATCGGTTTGCAATTGGATTAAATTTACAATTAGCGTCCTTAACCTCTTCTGAATTCAAGGTCGTATCTGGCATAAACGCGGTAATTTCTCTAAATATTGGAGAGTATGTCGATCCATGTCTTCTTAAATATATTGGATTTTGTAAATAGGACTCAGTTGCAGTATACCCAACTAAATTAGAAGCCTGTCTTTTACTTGTAGTATCAGCTTGTGTCAATTGAATATTAACTGGAGAAACGGTTGGAATCTTTAATTTTTCAACAATAGTTGCTTCTTCTAACTCAATATAAAATTCATTTGTACTTACAGTTCCATTAGAATATGTAGTATATGTAATGTTGGAACGGCTTCTTTCAATTGATCGCTTAAAGTCATTAAAACTTAGTCTTTTAAATAAGCCCTTATAATAAGAGTCGCCGCCTAATAAGAACGCAAAATTAATTGATTCCCAATGGCTTGTATCTAAAGAAGGAATAGTAGACTCTCTCTTAATAATTTTATCAATGTTAAATGTAGTAGTTCCAGCTGAAGTTTTTGAAACAGGTAAGCCAGTAAATAGCATTTCCCCTATTCCAGCATTAGATGACATAACTATTCCATTTGGTAAGATTTCAGAAATGCCCGAGTAGTTATCTAGCCTATAGATAACTTGATCAATTATTCTAAGTAATCTTTTATTAGTATCTCCGGCATAAGGCAAAATATTAAATGTTGAATTTGTTTCGGATGCCAATAGCTGAGCGTTTGGATAAGTATATCCAGTTGCACCAGTTGAAGTATTCTTCAATTCTAAGATATCGATAACGTTTATTAGAGAAGAACTTGCAGAGGCTACTCTATTTTGAGTTGCAATCGCATGTTTAATTTCAGCTTGATAAAAATCTGCTGATGCAGCCGCTGCCTTTTGGAAAAATTTAATACCTACTGGAGAAGATGTTACTGTTGCATTAGCGGAAAGAGTTATCTTTGGCCTGGTTTGGCCGTTTGTATCAAGAACAGTATTATCAACTGCAACGATGTACGCCCCAGCTGGAATACCTGTACCTGTTACATAAACCTTATTGGATGCGTTGTAGTTTTGACCAGATGGATCTCCATATGAGGTCACATCTAAATTTATTCCGTCTAATAAGTAAATATCTGGGCTACCCGAAGTTAATTCAGCAACTTGATTTTGCTTAGCAATATTGGATAAAATTGGTTTACTTATTGTTAAGGTAGTTCCACTAATTGCAGTAACGGTTGTACCAAATTGAGTCCATCCGGTAATTCCAACCTCTGCTCCAATTAAAATTGGAGTTGCTGGAGTTGCGCTTAGTATAATGGTAGAAGAACCTGCTTCAACACTTGCTGTAAGAGGAGTTGGTGTAACGGCGCTTCCGGTTATAGCGATTTGATTAACAAACGAATACTTAATACTATTAGAAGTAACTAAACGATCTTTAATAAATGGATATAAACTTAAACCTGATGCCAAGTAGGAATTATTCTCAGTGGTGGTAATACCTTGGCTAGTTCCACCTGGGAGAGTAACTATATTAATTGCTTGACCCTGTCCGTTTGATCCTAATCCATTTGCGTCAATAGGGAATTCAATTGTATAATAATCAAATGCGGCTGTACCAAACACTTTAGTTGAAGTGTTATCTTTAAATGATAACATACTGTTTTCATTAACTCGACTAATTTCATCTACGATTTGAATATCTGTGCCCTTATCGATTGAAAATATAAATGGAAGACCTCTATCTCCATAATTAGTAGGTAATGATAGGTCAAAACTATTTACTAGATTTATACTACTAAAGCTGGCCGGTAAAGTATTATACTTTTTGTTTTTAGCATAATACATAAATGCAAGGGTAATATCAGAAATTGGTTTATTTCCAGCTGGAGTAGGTGCTGAATTTATATTAATTTTGTAATCAGCAAAAGAGTTGTTTATATTATTAAATACATGGTCTTCGGTTGGAGCAAGTCCGCCCGTTTTAGTTACAATTAGGCTTTTAGGAGAATCGACTAAGCTAGAAACTTTTTTGTTTAATCTTAATTCAATTACCAATGTAATAAATTTAAAATCTCTAGATTCAATAAATTTAAATTGAATTGGGTTTTCTCCAGAATATGGAGTATCTTCAATTACCTTTAATATTGAAGTAAATCTATAGTCATTAAATCTATTTGATTCCCGAACATATTTAAGTGCACCAGACAGTTCCTTTTCTGTAGTATTTGGAACAACTTCTTTAAAAACAAATTTAATTCCTTTAAAAATAGTTTTAGCAAGTCCAGTCAATTTATCCTTTTTAACTTGAGAAAAACGATATTGTGTTCTGGCACAAGGAGTTAATACTGAATTATTTAAATAACTTGGAGTAAAAATAAAATAATCTTCAAAATATCCTTCTTGTGTTACTGCTAATGTTGGATCAAATGGCGTATCAAAATATAATTTATTTTGAGAGGCGGCTGTTATGTCATGAACATAGTCATATAGTGATTCAATATAAAACCACTCATGTGTCATTAAACTTGAATCTGGTTCAGCCTTATTTGGTTCAGGCGAAAAATTATTTACACCAAATACTGTGTCAGCATTAAGTCGATATGGATTTGATCTAGAATCAAGTGAACCGTCTGCACCCCATTTACAAATGTATTTAACTAGACGGTTTTTTCCAGCGTTTTCCAATAAGAATCTTTCATAGTTGGAATCGTATTCAGATGAGATTTTTCCACTAGTAAATCTATCTCGATAAATATATGCGTTTGTCTTAGTTGGACTCAATTCAGCATAATCAGATGTGATTGTAAAAAATCCTTTAAAATCTAGAATATCTGGATTTTCCTCAGCCAACTCTACGTCATAGGTTGGAGTTAATGTAGATAAAGCTGGAATAACAAATGGATCGCCAGTTATTTTCGAAAAACTAACAATGGTTGAAGTAGAGGTTTTTTCAATTAGATCACCGTCTTCATATACAGTTGATCCAATTTTAATAGTTCCATTTAGAACTCTATACGCAGACTTTCCTAGATTAATCATATTTACACCCTCTGGTATAAATGCAGATTTCCAAACATCGCTTAATTGAACTGATGCATATTGACTATCAATGTGATCAAAGTCAAAGTCTTTAATTGGTATAATTGATAGAGCACTTACGTTAGGTTTAAACTTCTTTTTAAATTGGACTAATCCAAACTTTAATAAGGCTTCTGTGCCGGCTTCCGTTAAAATGTTTATATTATTGTCGTAATAATTAACTGCAAATATTTTATCAACCTCAGTGGTAAATGTATTTTCACTAACATAGTCGATGCTTTTTACAATATTTTCTATTTCAACCCAACCTGATGGAGATTGAACTAAGATATCGGCTTTGTTTGCATGTAATTTTTCAAAATATTGTCCATCTACTGAAATATGAGAAGATAAAGCTGAACCTGGCTCAAAATTTACAACCGGACAACCAATAACAATAGTTTGATCTAAATTACCGATGCCAAACGTTAATGTTTTAACTCCAGCGTCAGCGATTAAAGAACCTAACACATAATTAGTTTGGTTAACACTTGGCTGAGCTTCACCATAAACAATATAATCGCTTGCAGTTAGGTCGATTGTTGTACTATTATTTGTTCCTAATAACTCGGCAGCAGTTTTTCTAAATTCTGGAGAATCTGATATTAAAATCTTTGGCTCATCCGTTGATGGAATATATTGAGCAGCATATTCTAGAGAAACATTACCTTCAGTATTTACAACAATAAAAACTCTATTGTCTTGTGAGTATGCCTTAAATCCACTGTTTTGGATAGCATTAATTGCTAAAGTTAAAGATTCTGCAATTTGATGTAAATTAGTTTCTAAATCCTCTTGTGAAACTACGTCAACACTATAGAAAAATTGATCTGGACCAAACTCGTTATAGACTGCAAGTGCATCTAAAACTGGAGAACCTCCATAAGAGAATCCTGAAACCGCACTAAGCGTTTCATATCTTTTAGAATTTTGGTTTGTTGATTTTCCATTAGGATAATATATTCTAATTTGATCTAGATGGTTTGGTATATCGTTAATAGTAATTTCAATAAATGAACGAATTCCGCCCTTAGTGTAGTCGGCCGAATCTTCCATAAAAGTCTCAGTCGGTCCATGTAATAGAGATAAGTCAATAGATTTACTTGAAATCTTTAATTTAGAATTTGCAATATCTACTTGTGAAATTTTATGTAAATTTCCAGACTTATCTTCAATTGAAAGAATACCGGCTCCGCCTAATTCAGTTAATGCAGCAGAAACTGATTGTGGAATAGAATGAAATTTTAGGTCTAACCCAGCAGAGTTAGTTTGAATAAATTGAAGTTGAGCATATTCATAAGCATTTGGATTAGTTATACCTGGAGTATTTAATCCCAATGCCGCATGATCACTTAAATCAAAGTCTAATTCAGCTAAATCGACAGTATTACAATACATTCCAAAATATCTGTTAAATTCAAAGTCATCTGAAGAATCTTCAAATAAAAACTCTAAATTTAAAATATATGGATAAATTATTGAATTCCTTTCATATCCAAGAGTTACGTATTCTTCAAAATCAGTAAGGGTTTTTCCTCCAATAATTAATTCTTGTAAATTCTCAAACTTTTCAGTATAACATCCAACTTTATATGCTATACCTGAATAAGAAGACAATAATCCTCGGTTAAATGGAAAATTTAAAGTATTTTCTGGAAAAAGCTGATTACTCTGCATTTTTTTAATATACTTTCCTATGTTAGAATCTACTCCAAGATCAAAGGTTTTAATAATCTGCGCTGTATTTAATAAACTTGCAAGGTGCGTAGTTTTATTATATGGATAGCTATCTTTTGTTTCGGAGATTGGCAAATTACTTGCACCAGGTATTTTAAATATTACAAATTTTTCTGGAATTTCTTTATTTAGATAAATTGGTGCAAAGTATTTAAATTTCTCAGAATAATTTTTAGAAATGCAATATCTTGCACCAGAAAAATATTCAGAAAAATCGTATTGGTCTGCAAAATTAGCAGATGTTGCATTTAATGAAACATTGGTTTTTACATCAAACACAATAGACTCTGGTGTATTACCATTACTAAAAAATCTATATAAGTTCGAATCATGATGAGAAGTTGGGTCAATTGGATAAGCTTTATACTTATCTTTAGCCAATTCCGTATTTGCATCAATTGATTCAAAAAATAAATTTTGACCAGAATCTATTACTAACTTAACATTTCCGGTAAGTTTAGGGTTTGTTCTGACCAATCCAAATGATGTGTCAAAGGGTGTAATCTTTTTATAAGATAATGCCACGTGATTCTACTTAATTTTTATATTACATAAAATTAGTGATAGAAGAATTCATGGATAAATCAAATGCTGAGTTTTTAAGAATATCAGTTAAATCTGATATGTAAACTCCGCCACCGCCTCCGCCACCAGATGAAACTGGCGTAAATATAGTTGGCGATGTAATAATTGTATCACGCTGATGCTTACCACTAACTTGAATATCAAATTCAAACAATCCACTTTTTGTGTAAATGTCCAATCCGATAATTTTTGTATATGTAATGTTGGTTAATTTTTGACCGGTTGACCAGCCTCCAATTTCACCGATTTTATCAGTTGTTCTAAATTGAAAAACTACTGGCACTGTTATTGAAGCAGCCGATCCAGCCATAACTGTACGTTTAGATGATCTAGCGTTTGAACCATCTACTGAAATTGATGCATAAGATTGTGGCATCATAAACAAATATGCACCACAGGTCTTTTTACCAATTAAGTAATCATCGCCAGTACCAAATCCCAACTTAATTGGAAAAGTATTTAGGGCAGTATATAGCGCTCCGCCATATGCAGATGGCGAAACTGGTGTAACTCTTTCCGCTTGAGCATAATATGGTACGCCAAATTCGTTTGTTCCAGCTTCGACGCTTGTATTAAAGTGAATAGCTTGAGAAAACGGTAAATACTTTTGAGCAGTACTTGTTATAGTATTATTAGAAAATTCGTAAATAGAATTTGTAGTTAATCCTAAGAAAATATTGTTAATTGTTGCAGTAGACGGAGATGCAACTGTACCTAATACAGAAAAATACGGGTGGTCTTTATGAATACAAAACTCAGTATAGGTTCCATTTCCTTGACCTACACCATTTGTTACGGAACCGTTCCAAACTTCAATTGCAGATCCTCCAGATGGAATTGATGGTAAGTAGTGTCCTCCCATATAATTAGGCTTTCCAGAAACTGCGTTTGCTGATTGACTAAACGCATAGTTTTGGTTTGTAAAATATGAAGAAGGATTGGTGTTAGATCCAAATGCTGATGTATCTAATAGGTCACCATAATACAATCTCTTTCCATTATCTGAGTTATAATATCTAGCATAGACGTATTGGCTTTTTACTTGAGCAGATTGATATCCTGTTCTTTGAGTAAATGCCGCAAATCCTGCGCTAGCAACTCCATTTAAGTTTAATGGAATCTTATCATATCTTAGATATGCATTGTATTGAGTATCTGTGTTTGCTCCTGGGAAAGAAGTTGGTGCAGCAACTCCAATACCTCCACCTAGAGTTGAAACTAGTTCAAGTGGAGTTTGTGAAGCATTTCTAATCTTTACTTGATATTCCTTTGATACAATTTTTCCCTTATCTAATGCGCCATCTGCTAATTTAGCAGAGTCTACATAATATCCGGCGAATAGATCAACCATTTGACCATTTGTAACCTGAACTTCACTTCCTTCTGGTGTAACAATACTAACAATAAGTTCAGCAGTTGCAGTTGAAAGAGATGATTGAATTGCAGAAAGAGAATCAGCAATTTCCTTTAATTTATCATATAAAGAAATTGCAGTACCGTCTGCTAAGAAAAATCCAGATGCAATTGCATCAGTTGTATGTGAATAGTATTTGTCTTTACTACTAAACGCGGTTGATAGGTGAAGGTCTAACCCTCTAGCATTAAGTTCTTCTTGTAAAGCAATTCGACTTTCATCTGCCATTGCCTGTTGAGCAATCAAAGTATTTTCTTCAGACGATTGAATATTTGCTGGAAAATCTATAGTAATAGATTCTGACCAATCCGATTCAACTGGATTATCAGGAAAACCTGCTTCAGATAAAGATTTAATTTTAATTTCTACAGATTCCCCTTTTCTAATTGCAATTTCTAATTGGTTAATGTTAACCGAATTTGGATCAGCTACATTTTCCTCTGTCCATTCATATAGGCCAGTTGTTGAATTATAAACCTTTTGTTTAGATTTAGTTAAAACTTCTGTCCATGGAGAAAAATATCCAGTACGTTGAGTTCCAGTAGAATCAGTAAATGTAATAGGATCAGCTGCGGATGCATCTTTATTTGAACTTAAATATCGGTAAGCAATCTTAAACTGCACAGTTTTCTGTAAGCCATATGGCGAATTAATATCTGCTGGAATTTCCCAAAAACCTCTAACTCTATATTTAGGTGAAATGCTAAACTCAGGAGAAGTTTTTACATTTAATGAAAGTTCTTTAACTACAGTTGATAGCTGAGAAAAGGCTTGTGCTCTAGCTGAAGTTTTATTGTTTAAATCAGACTGAGCTTTTAAACGAATTGCATCGTTTTGGTTACCCGAAGAATTAATAGTTTTCTTAAGAGTATCAATCGATTTATCAAGCTCTCTTAGATTAGAGTTAATTGACTCTTTTTGCGAAACTAGATTTTTAACAGTTGATGCAGAATCAGTATTTGTTACATGAGAATCAATTTGTAAAACTTTAAAATTTTCAGCATTTAATGCTGGGGCATTCGGTTGAAATCCTAATGAGTTAGGAAGTTTCTTTTCTTTAGCAAATGATAAAAATAGTAAACCAAAATCTGCTACAAAGTTATTATAGTATTCGTTTAGGGTTAAGTTTTGACCAGTTTGTAGAGTAATTTGAAGTTCATTTGTATAAATTCCAAAACCACTAGAAATAAAATCTACAGTTAAGTCCATTTTTGAACTAATTGGTTTGATGAAAATTACTTCTCTTTCATTATAACCAATATTTACTGCAAGAATAGGTGAACGGTATATTTCCGGTTTAATTCTTAGGTTTTCAAATAAAACAATACCATCTGAACCAAATACGCGTTTTAAAATAACTGACTTGTCTTTAGTATCAACTGATTCAACTAAATATTCTGAATTTTCTTCAGTAATTAATCTTGAGCCAACTGATAATTCTCGGCGCTGTGCCGCTGGAGTAGATCCAGTAACATCAGTATAGTCTAATCTATCTAAAACATACTTTATTTTGCTATAACTTAGGATTTCTCCGTTAATTGTTTCAGGAACGGTGATTTCCGATATAGTTTGGACTTTAAAGGTTCCTCTATATCTGTTAATTGCACCAGGTAAATCAACGATATTAGTATCTTCAAAATAAGAGATTCCATTATTTACTAAATCATTTAGTAAAGTAGTATAGTTGATTGTATTTTTTCCATTATAATTATTATTAAAATACGTAATTAAGTCAGTATCTTCTCCAACATTAACAATTACTCGACGAACTTCAAACTTAGAAATATCATCAGCCATATAATTGGTTACATCGATTGGAACATATAATAGTGGGCTAAGGAAACTTTCAAAAAACCAGTTGTTTTTGGTTTTAAATCTAGTCGGTAGGCTAAGCGACGCATCCCCAATTTTCTCTAAATCAGAGATAGTTTGAGTAATATCATTAAGCTCGAATCTTTTAACATTTCCTTGATCGTCTTTAATTCCAATGGTATTTCCATTTGCATTTATTAAAGTCTTAAATTTAGCATCAATTTCCTCAATGCGACCATTCATATAACCAATTGAAGGAATTGGAATAGTCGTACTTGTAGTAGGATCGTCTGTGTTAATTTGAGTAACTTCAACTTGGCTAGAATTTGTAGTCAGAGCTTGATTCATTTTTGAAATAAGCTCTTGTGCGTTTGCTGACTGTACGCCAAGTGAACCTAGGATCTCTGATAAAGAGTTTGTTTCTTCAGCCATTATCGTATTCTATCTATTTTAAAGTCCAAGTTTAAAGAATCTGTACAGATTATTTCAAAAATAGGGCGATTATCGCTGGACCAGCCGTAATCTGTTAAAACTCCTATTCTTGTATTATATGCTTGAGTAACATTAGAAAAATCTAAATTTGTTGATCTTGCAAGAGCATCTGTTGAAAGTGTGATAGTATAACCATTTAGGATAACTGGATCGGCAAACACTAAACGTAGAACTTGACCCTTTTTCCATTGGGTTAGGGTATCATTAACTTTAAGTGTAATGTTTCCAGTAAGAGTGTGCGAATTTCCAGATTTTTCGTGTCTATAGTAATTAGTAAACGGTACTAACGCAATTGACTGCGCAAGCGAAATATCAAATATTGGAGTAATTTCAAAGTTATAATCTGGGGTTTCATTATTAATACTTACCTGATTATTAACTGAGCGACTAACCCCGATTCCGGTTCCACTCTTTACTACATCGGTATTATATGCAACCTCTAATGAAGTTTTACCCTGTACAAAATTAGAAAGTTGACCTTCTACATTTGTAATTTTTTCAATAACGTTTTTAGTATTTAAGAATAGTGCGCTATTTGCTAGAAGAGCCTTTTCTAAGCTAGATAATCTAGCCTCAATATCAGAAGTTTTACTAGTAGTCAATAGACTGGCTTTGGCTTTTTCCCAATCTGTTTGTAGAGCTGCATATTTTGCAAGCCTATCCTCTTGATTAACCGCAATTGTTTGAAATCTATTCATTAAGTCAACAAATAAATCTAAGCTAAATCCAGCGTTTGCATTAATGTTTTTAACTGGCTCAATTGCAACATCTTCAATTGAAGTATCAAATTTAACATTTAATTTAAATGCATATGAGTTTCCATTAATTTTGCTTAATGGATCTGGTTTGTATTTAGTTAATCTTGGAATTTCAAATTCAAGACCATTTGATTGAATCTTATTTAGGAACAAGACTCCATATAGATTTTTTGCTTTTAATACTTTTGTTACTGGATCAATCACGTCATAATAAACTAAAACTGTGTTAAAGTCAAAGTTTTTATTTTGTACGTTAATATCGTTTAGCGCAGAAAATGATGTTACTGCATTTTGGGTTGCAACTAAATAGTCAGAAAGTTTAAAATCAATACAAACTCCATCTAGTGTAGATCTGGTGTAACTTATTGTAGTTGATACGCCACTAGTAACCTTAGTCTTTTTAATCTTTTTATTTACAGCAGTATTATATTTCCAAGCAGTAAGCTGTGTATTATAAGTACCATCTGTATAGTATGAATTATTAAGGGTTCCTTGAAACCAGTTTTGCGTAGTATATGTGCTACCGCCATATGCGGCTTGTTCTAATGTGACGGTCGAATCATCTAAATCATAGAATGCATTTAGACTTAATCCTTGCGGGTGAACGTCTGTATAGTGACGACCAACAATTGTTTCTCTATCTTCCGGTAACTCTGGCGTATGAGTAATCGTCATATTTGGTCTATAATTAGCATCCTCAACCGAGTTAAACAATATGTATGGAGTTGATCCAGCATTGTTTGGAACATGCAAGTATAATTCGCTATATGAGTTTTCTTTACCTTTATATGAATTTACAATATCAATTTCTCCAATATATTGGACAACTTTGGAATATGAAGAGCCTACTGTCATATTTTCTTCTGCAAATATTCCAGTTTGAGATGTTTCTAGTGTATTTGCATCTCTCCAGCGAATTGCACCAGATTCCTTTAACCATTTCCAAAAAACTCTCTCTGATACATTGAGAGGAAGGTCTCTACTATATGAAGTTTGAGAAATTAAAAGAGCTTCTAAATTTAACGCGTAGTTTTGAAAGCTTTGTGCTAAATTGTAATTTTGGTTGCTTTGATTATAAAGACCTGGGTCGGTCATTAAAGTTTCACCTTGAGCTTTAAAAAATAGCTTGTTATCTGAAGGAGTTCCGTCTGGAGTTCCAACATTAGGTAAATTTAAAAGCACAAAGTTAGAAAACTTAAATTGATTACCACTATTGTTAAATGATAGAGTTAAGTCTTCTAACGAACTTTGAAAGGTGTAAAATATACCCTTTCTAGTTGTAATAGGTTTTATAATAGGAGCAACTGCCATTTTGCGCTCTGGGTTTTATTTTTAGATGTTATAAACTGCGTTTGAATCTCCAGTTACAACAAGTCTTGCTTGGTTAGTTCCCCAAGTTGAAGGTAAGTTTGCACTGTTTTTAACAGTACCTACATTCATTAGAGTAACAGATGAATTAAATAGATTTGTGCTTAATCCAACTGCCCATTGTGAAGCAAGCGTAGTATGAGTCGAATCTAGTCCTACTGCATCTTGATCCATTATTGCAAAATCTTGTCCTATAATTCTAATTTTATGCGTAGCTGAGTTTGCCGCAGCAAAAGTTTCATAAGTTCCGCTTACGTGAGTTGTGGTACCACCAGTAGTATAGGTAATTGCTCGTACCATAATTTTAAATTCTTGACCTGGTCTTATTGGAGAGTTTGTATCGTTTATTAGAACAATATCAATACCATCTGTAATGGTGCTCTGGAAAGCACTTCCACTATAAAATGAGCTAGCGTCTAGAGTTAATATAATTAAGGATTTGCTTGTTGCAGTTAGAGTAACTTCGGCTTTTGCACGGTTTGCACCAGATACCGCGACTAGATTTTTTGTAACGTCTTCCTTACTATTAGAGAAGCTTCCAGTAATATTAACTGAACCAGCTAAGTTAGATTGACCGTTTGCTGTAATTGCTCCGGTAAAAGTTGATGTACCAGAGATAGCAAGGCCAGCTGAAGTAATTGAAGAGTTAGCGACTAAGGTTCCGGTTGTAATTTTACCTACAAGAGCACTGTTAACAGTTTCAGTTTCAAATTTAATTAAATCTGCAGTACCATTTACATTTTTAAAATATAACTGTCCGTTTTGAATAGTTAATACCCTTGTTTTTAACTCAGTTAGTGGAGTTAGGGTAGAATCTGGGTCAACTCCGATCTTTTTATCAGAAAGATCAATTTTTAAGTTGTTAATTAGATCTTCTAGTTTACTCTTAAGCAATCCAACATTGCTATTTGAGATAATACGCATATCTGAAACATACGTGGTTTCTAGAATTTCTTGTGTTGATAGTGATAGTGCAACAAAAGCCATTTGTTTTTTCTATTTTTTGTTATTTATTAGTAGAGTGTCGCCTCACAAATAATGGACGACTAGCCTTCTTGTACTCAAAAAATAGAAACTGGCTTACGGATTACTTAAATTTATTGTAGAGCCGTCATTTCGATTAATTATCGTACCATCTGATAGGATTTCATAATCGTTGAAGTTAATATCTATCATCTGAGAATCGGCATTTAGTGTATTTTTTGCTAAACTTGAAGTAATTTCTCTTGAATTTAAACTGTTTTCGATATAATCTATGTAGGCTTCTTTAGATAGAACCTTTACGAATTGACTAGATGGCAGCGGGTGTTCATTGCCCCAAAGATCAATTACTGTACCAGATATTTCATATTCGCCAATTTTATCGAATCTCCAAATAAAGGTCCAGCCTGCTTCAACCTCAATTATGGTTTTTGGAGCAGACCCTGCAGTTATATCAGTTAATTTCCAAAAAACTTTAGCTTTTCCCATAACCTCCCTGGCTGAGATAAACACAGGAAGATGTGTTGGAACAGTCAATCGATCAGTCGCAATTTTTAATTCTGATACGTCTAAGGAATTTTTGGTAAAAAATGATGGAATAAATCCAACCTGTTTTCCATCTTTATATGAAATAAAACCTCGGTTTTTCCAGTATTCTGGCTCAGAAACTTTTCTAGTTACCTCGACTCCATTTTCAATAAATTTTCTTCCATATATTTGATCGTTAAGTGGTGCATATACCATAAGATTCTCAACATCAAACTCTGGAATAACTCCATATAATTTTAGTTGTTCAAGGTTTCCCATTTGTTCCTTTGAATAAGTATCAACTGGTTCATAATAAGAGTACTTATTTGCAGAAGTAAATGTAACATTTGCACTAGGTAATCCAATTGTCGATATATTAATATAAGTTATTGGCATTAATTGTGATCAATTTTTAATTTAGCAGATCTTACTCCAATACTAGACGGTTGAACTCTAATCTTAACGCTGTACGTATTTCCAGGAGTAATTGTAATATTATTAATAATTGCAACAACGTTTTCAGTTTGACCTGATCCAAGAACTAATTTAAATTCATCTCCATCCTGATCTATTGATATTGAGGCAATTTCAAGATTTGTACCAGTTGAGGTATTTGTAATTGGAACAGTTAAATCTCTATCGGCACCGACCTCTGTTGAATTAAATACAATTGTTTCGTTTGCGGTTCCAACATTAAAACTTGGGGCACTAACTAGAGTTGAGACATTAATTGTATTAGATACTACGGCATTTGGGCCTTTTACTCTAATTGCGAAAAGATCAGTTCCTGTATAATTTGAAGTTGGAATATATCTAATTCCGTAATTTAGGATAGACAAAGTTCCTTGACTAGGCTGTGTAACTATTTCAAACCCATTAAATGAGGATCCATTTAGATTAACATACGGTAAGGTATTAATATCAACATAAGTATTTCTTGATACTATTTGTTGTGGAATTTGTGCTAATATTGGAGAAGGCGGTTGAACGGTTAGGGTAGCTGTAACCGTTGAGGTTTGTGCAGTTGGCATATTATCATTAACCGCAGTCGCTGTAATCGTATAGGTACCAGTCGGTACAGTTGTATATGTGACTGGGCTATCTGGCGAGCCTGTTCCTAATGAAGAACTGATTGTATAGGTTTTAGCATATTGAGTAGATACATTGATTGTTACATTACTACCGCTTGTTACTGGCGATGAAAATATTCCAGGATTACTAAAAGAAACCGTTGGAAATGGTGCAAGTACCTCTACTTGAAATTGTTTAGAAAAACTATTTGATAGCGATGTGTTTTTAAATGGTGACGTATAATTAATAGTTAGAGTGGGGGTAATACTCTCATATGCTGGATTTACTCCCCAAAGAGCAGTAAACGATCTGGTTGAGTTATTTACGTTAATCAATGGAATAACAGTCGATCCAGTTTGAGTTACGGTAATACCATACAAAGAATCTTCAGAAAATTCTGGAATCCACTCTGGATAAGTTGAGGTGGCTCCAACTTGGATTGTTCCTGAAATACCCTGTCTTAATAGTTGATTTGCGATATAAGTATCACTAATCGGTTCGCCTACTACAACTTCTTCGTATACTTGAAATCCAACTGAATTCTCAAATGCGCCCTTAAGACCAAACCTATAATAACCAGGTACTCTTGGTCTAAAAGATACTGAGATTAATCCCTGTCCATATTGATAATATGAAAATCCTGGAATTTCTGGTAAAGAATTTAAGTCGGTATTTGTAGTTACCTCTGCAACATTTTGCCAATCAGTTTCACCTGGGCTGGTTTTTTGTTGAATTGTCCAAAAAAGAGTTGCAGCGTTTACTTGTTGTAAATTTGCAGAAATCTTATAGACTCCTGGAATAGGATCATCTGGCGACTGTTCAATAATAGAAACGTAAGTTCTATCTTGGTTTGCAGCTGATGCTGTAATATATGAATAAGATTGAGATGTTCCAACACTACCGGAGATGGCCTCGGCTGCAATACTAAGAGACGCTAGGTTTTGACCCTGTGGAACACTACTAGTTGTAAAAGTTACAAAGCTTGAATATAAGTAAGAGCCGTCTGATCCCTGAAGATAGGCTTTTAAATAGTATGGACGATTTGCAGTTAACCCTGAAAGTTGGGTAACTAAATTAGATGGACTGACTCCTGAATTAAATGGGCCAGACTCAAATCTAACTACGCCAGGCTGTCCTATTTCTAAGTTTGTAGAATTATCTAGTTTGTAAATAACACCATACCTAACGTAAGCATCGCCTCCACTATTAGTAAAAGTTGAAGTACTGATTGCACTAGTTTGTGTAATAGCACTTATGGTTGGGGTAGTAATTGTACTTGCTCCAACCGTACTAAAACTTCCAGTAGGTGATGTCCCTACTCCAGTTGAGTTTGTTGCAGCTGCAGTTAATGTATACGCAGATCCGGCAATCAATCCATTAAATTGAACAGATATTCCAAGAGAAAAATCAGTAAGGGTTTGGGTTCCAACTTGCGTACCATTTTTAAACAATTTAAATTGAACACTAGTTACAGTACTACCGCCGTTATTTG